TGCATTCCACGCTCGTGGCGTTGCTGCTCTCGCTGCTTCACGAGATCGCCGTCCAATCGCGAGGCGGCGATGACGAGATCGGCCTGCCGGTCCTTGTCCCGGTTTTCGTCCTCGGTCGCCGCACGCGACTGTGTAAAGTGCTGATCCTGCGCATCAAGCGCGAGGCGCTGCTGATCAAGCTGCAGCTCCTCTGGTGACTTACCGCCCGACAGTCCTTGGCCCTTGGCCTTCACCATGTTGGCCTGCGCATTGACCATTGCGGCCTCGGCGCGCTTGCCGTCCGACTGAGCCTTGGCTTGTTCCTTGATCACCATCGGATTTTGCTGCGGGGTCTTGGCGAAGAACTGTTCCGGATTCGAATATCCGAGCGTCCGGATGATGACTGTGTCGATCGCGTTGACGTCGTAGGCCTGCGGGTTGGCCATGCTCAACTGCTTTAGCGCCACCGCCTTCATGATGCGCTGGGTATGGCTCGACGTGTTAGGGTCGGACTGCGGGACAAGATCGACGCTATCCAGCGCGCGGCGGAACGTCTCCTCGTCCCATTTCCGCGCCGGCCTGCGATTGCGCTGCCAGAACGATTCTGGATGCTCCCTGAAGCAATCCACCAGCAACTGCAGTTCCTCGGCCTGCGCTGAGTGCAGCCGCTTATGGATGGCGTTTTCGACCTTGGTCGCCTGTTCGATGACGGCCAGGATCGTGCCGACCGGCATATCCTGCTTGCCCTCGCCCACCATGAGATCAGCGGCGCCCGCCAGCCTCTGGCCTGTCTCCGCCATCTGGCCGACGAGGTTCATCAGGGCCTGCGACGGCTCCTTGTAGGGCAATGGCATCGCCGCTTGGCTGATCGGAAGCCCACCGGTCTTGACCAGCGCGCCGCCGCCTGGGGGAATGCGGAAGATGTTCGTATTCTGCCGACCGCCCGCGTCAGCCAGCAGGAAGCCCGGGAAACAAGCGAACATGCCGGCGTCCAACAACTCACGCCATGCCGCCGTCAGAGCATTGGTCGTGTTGCCGAGGATGTGGACGAAACCCAGGTCGTAGAAGCCGAAGCCCGGGATGAACGGATATTTGACGAACGTGGTCCGCTTCTCGGGAAGATCCTTGGTGTCCTCGTTGTAGTCGCGGACGATCGAAAGGATTTGCCGCGTGGTCTCGTCGATGGTCACACGGTAGGGGATTTCGAGGCCGGTTTCTTTGCCCTTCGCCTTGTGCTCAAAGCCCTTGATATCGAGCTCGCAATAGCACTCGTAGATCAGGCGGTCGCGGTCCTCAGGGTCGAACGCCTCTACCGTTACACCCTGCTGGTCCTTCTTCTCCTGCTGGGCTGCGTCCAGTTTGGGAACGTTGGCCTGCGACAGGGAGATATCGCGATAGACGCCCAGAATTTGCAGGCGCTTGATCGTGTTGGGGCTTAGATTCGATCGGTGCGTGACGCGCTTGGCGTTCTTGAGGTCGGTGGCCGAGTTGTTGACGATCAAGTCATCGGCATCCACCGACTCGCTGACCGGCCGCTGGCGAAGCGGGCAGTAATAGACCTTCTTGAAGCCCAGACCGCCGAAGCCGACAGATAGCAGCATGCGGTCTGTGTCGGGGTAGTATTCCCTCGCTGTGACGGTCAGGTAGTGGTTGAGGTCGCGCTGGAAGTCCTCGGCCAGTTCGTCTTCATCGGTCGACGGGTTGTTGTTGTCGTCCCTGATCTTGACCGGCCCGTCCGTCGGCAGCATCTCCGAGCGGGAATTGGCTTGGAAGTTCAGAACCGCTTGCGCCATCAAGGGATGGCGGACCGTGGACATTCCTTCGACCGGGGCGCCGTCGCTCGAGCCTGACGTGTTGGGCACGGATAACTTGAAGCCGAGCATCCGAATCCCGTCGGCGCGCGACGTCACCCACTCGGTTCGCGATTCGATATCTTGATCAATCTGCCGCAGCAAATCGTCCGCGATACGACTCAGTTCGGCATCTGATATGCGTCCCTGGTCGGCCAAGTTATCAAACCATCCGGGCGGAGGAACGTCGGGCGCATCTGCCGATCGCACCGGCCCATCAAGATTGATTGTGATCTCGCCGTCGGGGTGCTCAATCGAGATGACGTTGCCGCCCTCATCCAGAGTCTCGATGTCGCCCTCGGGCTGGTCTACGGCGACGTCCTGCTCTTCGGGAAGCTCGGCTTCGTCCGGCGGCAATTCCCGCAGTGTGTCGGGCGCGAGACCGGCCATCAATGCACCGTGTGCATCGGTAGATAGGGCGTAAGCGCCACAAGGGCCGTCTGGCAATGGCAGCAGAGGCAGCCGACCCTAGGTGCCTCAACTTCGCAGCCGATGCGTTCACTCAGGAAGTCGGCGGCGTATTCCCAAAGTTGCTGCTCGCGGTCAAAGGCGATGAGGTCTGGCGTCGCGGCAGGCTGCGGCATTCACAATCCAGAGAGCGCGCGAAGGTCTCCTCACCTGCGGCCGGTTGGGGTTGAGATGGCGGCGATTTTACTCTGTCGGGCGCGGCGTATCTATCGGCGCATTAGTTGAGGGATCGCGCGGCCCATTGCTCCGGCGGGATGCGCTCAACTCATCCCTTCGGCTCCTCAGCCAGAATGGCGTCGATCAGTTCCCGCCAGACCTCACCTGTCATCCCGTCGCCAAACTCCCAATTCAAGTCTGCCGCCGCGCGAGCGTTAAAAACCGCATCTCCCGGCTCGCGGACGGCGGTCAGGACTGCGCGCGCAATCTTCTCCGCAAGTCGCTCACTGATTCCGGAGCACTCCGGCCCGGAAGCGGCGTCGTAGGCCGCTCCTGCGGCCTTCTCCAGCATCGTCATGGCAGATATGCTGCCCACGGCTCGACGATGCCGCGCATGTTGGAGATCTCGTCGGCGCGCTTCTCTAGCCAATCCGCGCGCTCATTGTCGCGCCGGATCAACTCCGCAGTCGGGGCTATGTGTGCGTCCATCGGATCAGGCTCATAGTAGGATGCGGGCCAGCCCTCTGGCGGGACCACTCGTCGGATGCGCTTCGCCTCAGCGCGATACTCAGCAATCAGCTTCCGACGTCCTGCTGGCGTGCGTTCCCGTTCGGCCTGCGCGTCCATAGACGACATGATAAGGCCGCGAAACGCGCCAACGTCCATCCCTGTCGCCAATATTACCTCCTCTAACCCGGATACAACTTTCCCGGCGGTCTACCTCGATGCTGCATTTCCTCCGCGATCTCCGCCTGTATCTCGGGGGCCAATTGCAACAAGCCGATGTCCCTCATATGCCGAACCGCCATGCTCGATGTGTCCGTGAGGTCATCGTGCGCGCCCTTGGGAAAGTTCGCTACTTCCGTGATTACCATATCGGCCCAAGTACGATCCGGCGCCCAAACAAGCCCCGCTTCCCACATCGGCGCAACTGAATGAAGTCGTGCAACCTTGTCCTGTCCGCGCGGGTCGACAAGCTGCACCGCCCACGGTTCGTGATTGTACAACCGCCGCAGTTCCTGGGCCACCGAAATGCCCGAAGCTTTCGATTCGATCAGTAACCGGTCAACCTTCATCTTGCGGCAGGTGTCGGCCGCCTTCTCCACCAGCTTGTGGATTTCCAGTCGATCGGCCCATGCGTGCATCAGCATGACCTTGGGCGTCATCGGCGCATACGTTCGGACGGTCTCCGTGTTGCCAGCCTTGGACGCTTGGGCAACGGTCTCTTCCGAGAAGATGCCCCACACCGTCATGGCTGACGGGTCGTTCTCGGTCTTCTCGGTGTAGGCGGTATCGAGACTTGCGATGATGTAGCTGAAAGCGGGATAGCGCTCCTCGGCCCATGTTTGCCACCAATCGCGCTTGATGATGCCACCGCCTTTCGGCTGTGGGCGTTGCTGAAGCTGTCCGGCCGCGCGCCATGTGCCCATCTCGCGCTCGAGTGCCTGTACTTCCGGCTCACCGAAGCGCTCAGGCCAGAGCAGTTCGCCCTCTCCCGAGCGCGGGTCTTCCCAGCCAATGACGGTGGCAAAGGCCCGATCTTTCTCGTACCGCATGGGCAAGCACAGATGCACGACGTCGCCCGCGCTCTTGCTCAGCACGTGGCCGGACCAATCGTTCTCCCCGAGGCGCTGCTGGATCCCCACCCAAGCCGATAGCTTCGGGTCGTTCATGCGGGTGGACATCGTCCCGTCCCACCACTCGATCACCTCTTCAATCGAAGCGTCGCTTTCGATTTCGTTGGCGGCATTGATATCGTCCCAGATTCCAATGTTGTAACCCTCGCCCGTGACGCCCGCGCCCACCGAGGTAATCAGCCGTTCGCCGCCCTTGTCATTCGAGAAGCGATGCTTGGCGTTCTGGTCCTTGGTCAGGGCGAAGCGATGGCCCCACAGGCTCTGATACCATGGGCTTTCGATCAGACGCCGGCATCGAACGCTATCCCGTAGCGAAAGCTTGTCGGCGTAGCTGGCATGGAGAAACTTAACCCCTGGGCCGCTCGTGTGACTCTCGTGGCGCTGCGCCCAAGTGAAGGCCGGGAGAGTCACACCTGCAATCGTGGACTTGAGGCTGCGCGGCGGCAGGTTGATCAGCAGTTTGCGTATCTGCCCATCGACAACGGCCTCTAGGTGCTCCGCAAGAGCATCAATCACCCAGCCGTCAATGAATTGCGCCGGATCGATGTACTTCCAGCCCGCTCGCAGGAACGCCGCCAGCGACTCCTCGTAGTCGGCCCTGTCCAACTCACGGAGCGACTCGTCGATGTCTAGAGTCTTGCCGTCGATCCTCAGGAGTTGGGGCATGCCGCCCGCTTGCGCTCACGATAGGCGCGCTGCTTCGCGGCTGACGACGCATGGAGCTTCGGCCGACCACGCTTGGTCCGCGCTACGTTATTCTCGGCCGGTTCCGGAATGACTTTCGTAACGCGGGTCTCTCTTGCCTCGCGTGGCGCCCTTAGCGCTAGTTCGCGCGGGCCAAGTTTCACGACCCCGCCGCCTCAAAGTGCCGCTCCAGCTTGTGCTCAGCCAGATAGGACCGCCAATCCTGCTCCTTGCCTGATACCGCCATCTTCACGAACAGGTTCATGATCAGGGCGAGCTCGTAGGGCTTGATGTCCCTCGCGGGGGCGAACCGGACGGCGGGCTTCCCCTCGGGATCGTGCAGGGCGACGGCGATGGTCACAGCGGCCCCATCACCTTGTTGACGTACTCATGCTCACTGACGACGTAGTAGAACTTGCCGCCGCTGCACATGGCCGTGCGGAAGCCGACCGAGTCTCCGGCCTTCCCGCGCCAGAGAGACGCTTCGGACCATTTCCCGAGCCACGCCCCGACGACAAGACCGCCAAGCGCCGCCAAAGCAATCCACTCAGTCATTCCTCGTCCTTCCCGCCCTTCGCTGACAGCAGCGCAGCTCTAAGTACCTGACGTCCTTCCGGATCCAGCGCAGACGCATCCAGGGTCGTGGTGTTCTCGGTCTTGATCGGGCCGCCGTCTTTGCCGGTGTGCTCAATCTGTTGACGGTCGCCGTACTTCTTCGGCGCAACCTTCCCCGCAAACCACTTGATGGACTCAAGATGCACGCGGGCAGCGGCGGCGTTCTCCTGCGTCGCCATCCGGCCTGTCTCCAAGCCCTCTTCGGCCAGCGCATCCGCCTGATGATCACGCGCGCGTGAATAATGGGTGCGAAAATCCTCTTTCGCATCTAGCCAGCGCAACACAGTCACGCGATCCGGCATGCTATCCTCAGCCGTGATCGTGCGCAGGCTCTCCCCCAATGAGATGCGCTCGCAAATGCGCTGTGCCATCTCTGCCGTGTATTTGGTCGGACGGCCGCGTGGTCTAGGCGGCTTTCCTCCCGCTACCGCTTTCGGAATGCGCTTGGCCGCTCGCGTTGTGGCCTCGTCAAATCCTGTCGGGCCAATCCTAGCCATCTTTGCCCAGCCAGAAGCTATAGGGCGCGTCGGCGGAAGGCAGGCTTAGCAACGGATGCTCACGCTTCTCGATCTCTTCAAGCCATGCGGACGCTATGCGATTTTCGCGCGGGGTTTGGGCATCCCAATAATAATACAAGGCTTTCTGCTTCTCGGGGCTCTCATCACCAATGAGATCAGCATAAGCATATTCGTCATTCATGACGCGGATTGTTCCTCTGCCAATTCCACTGCGCCATCACGAAATTGCGCTCCTCAATCTGCTGGGGCGTGTATTTCCACGGCGAGATCAGATGGTCGTTGCGTCGCATGAATTCATTCCGCGCGAATGTGCCGGGCGGCACCTTGAACATGAAATCGCGCAAGTCGACGCAAGGCGAATCGGGAACAGCAGCCGATGAAGAAGCCACGCTCATCTCCTCAATGGGCCGTTCATTCTACTCCGCCTCGCGCTCAATCCCTCATCGCGCGAGCGTCCCTCATATAATCATCCGGCGGTTGTTTCACATGAAACAGTGTCGGTCCGATAATCGGGGATAATGACACCTTTCGTCACCGACAAGATTCGTTCCGTCGATCGCGCCACGAACTTGGGGTCTTTCCACTGTCGCGAATTGAGGCGCGTCATGTGCTGGCTCGACTGTTCAATGCGGCGAGCGCGGAAGGCTGGATCCTGCCAGAGGCGCGTCATGTTTTCGGATCGTGTCATTGTCTTGTCTCGTTTCAGCTAGAGGGGGTTTTCTCTATTTTCCGGTCCCACAGTAGCGGTGGCCGGGCTTCCGGGACTCGGGGTGGGCGCAGCGGGTCGTCAGCCATCGATTCATGCGAAGCCTTTCTTGTCCGGCGGCGGGGCGTCACTTCCTCGCGCCAGTCTCACGGCGTCGCTCAGCGAGCGATGCGGTTTGTTTCCAAGGGCGGTCTTCAAGCGCGCTATCGCCGGCTCAACGTGTCCCATCCATTCGCGCGCCAATTCCTCCGGAATCTCCAATTCGGCCAAGCGGTTGAGCAGGAAGTTCGCCGCCTCCCCTACCGGGGAAGCGGCATCTGCGAGATTGAGCAACCGCACCATCGACAGATTGAGACTCGAAGTGCCCTTCGCGGCCTCTTCGCGGATGTATTTAATGGTATCGTCCACTTCCGACTTCATGGCTACGCCCCCTCCAGATCGCTGAACCG